AGGTTGAGGCTTTCTCAGCGGCAAGCGTTAACGAATTTGCCCAGGTTGATACTACTTTTGGACGAGCCAGGTATGTAGAGTTTGTAAGCGCAACAGTAATGAAGGCAGTTACAGAAGTTCCGTTCTTTGATACCAGTGGCGTTGTAGCTGGTAACTGGAAGAGTGAACACGGATATGAGGATGTCTGGAGTAACAATAGAGGATGGCCAAAATCAGCTACGTTCCATGAGGGTAGATTATATTTCGGTGGATCAAAGTCCAGGCCCAATACAATATGGGGATCGAGAGTTATTGATTTCTTTAACTTCGATCCTGGCACTGGATTAGATGACGAAGGTGTTGAAGCAACAATAAACACTAATCAGCTCAATAGTATTGTAAGCGTTATAGCTGGTGCTGATCTCAGAATATTTACAACTGGCGGTGAGTTTGTTGTTATTCAGTCAGAAGATTCTCCGGTTACGCCAGCGACTTTTCTTATCCGGCCACAAACAAGACTTGGCGCAAAGCCTGGTGTTCCAATAGAAGATCTTAATGGTGCGTCCGTATTTGTTCAAAGACAGGGTAAAGCTATAAACGCATTTCAATTTGGATCAGGTACAAACTCATACCAGGTGCAACAGATATCCGTTCTTTCTTCGCACCTTATAAAAAACCCTATTGACCTGGCTGCTCGTAGATCAACATCAACTGATGAGGCAGATCGACTATTTATCGTTAATGGTGATGACGGATCTATGTCAGTTTACTCTATCTTGGTCGGTCAAGAGGTTATAGCGCCCAGCTCGTTCACAACGGATGGCAGTTTTATTGCAGTAGCCACAGAAATATCTGATACCTTTTGTATTGTAAAACGTACTGTCAATTCGCAAGTTAAATACTATTTAGAAAAGTTTGACAAAGATGTAACCCTAGATAGCGCTAAGACTGGAGGAGCCGCCTCCTCAACAACGATGGATCATCTTGAGGGGGCAACTGTTGAAATCGTGCGTGATGGCGTTGTAGAGCCAACTCAGACGGTTCCAGCTTCTCCGTTTACAATTACGTTTGCTGGGGCAGCGTCATCTAGTTTTCAAGTGGGATTGGAATATACAGTCCAAGCAAAGACAATGCCGACTGAGCCAGTGTTAAGTTCTGGATCGGTGCAAGGTGTCAAGAAGCGTATTGTCCAAGTCGATGCTCTACTCAATGAAACAAAAGATTTGGTAATTAATGGTAAACAAATATCGTTTAGAAATTTTGGTGTAAGTGTTCTCGATACACCTATCCAGGCATTTACCGGACTAAAAACAGCACATGGTATTTTAGGATATAGTGCTACCGGACAAATAACATTAACTCAAAATGTTCCATTACCTATGACTGTATTAGGTCTGGAATATAAATTAAGTGTAGGAAGTTAGATATGTCATCAATGGCACTTACAGTAGGAATGTCGGCTATTTCAGCTGTTGGAAAAATTAAAGCTGGTCGTGCAGAGCAAAAGCTATATGACAAAAAAGCTTCTCAAGCATTGTTAAAGGGAGACATTGAGGCAGCTCAATATGCTCAAATGGGTGCTGATGTTCTTACCAGGCTAAATGAAAACCTAGCTGCTTTGATTGCTAACAGTGCTGTAGGTGGTGGATCTATATCTGCATTAGCAAAACATAGTGAAGCAGAAGCCTCTAGGGAATACGCAACCGCAGCTGATAATGCTATCTTGTCAAAAGAGGATGCAAAAACACAAGCAGAACAATATAGAATGGCTGGAGATGCTGCTATGCAGTCAGCTCGTTTAGGCGCAGTAGGAACGTTGTTTGGTGGATTTAGTAAAGCTAGGCAATTATCACCTGGCGTTATTAAACCAGGAGTTATTACCTAATGGCAAGACAACCAAGATATCAAGGGGTAGGCGTTAGGCCCAGGGGAATAAGAGATATTGATTATGCTGGCTTTAGAGAGCAAGCGCAATTAGGCCAAACAATATCATCTGAATTTGATAGGATGGGCGAGTTTGTATTTGAGCGTGGCAAAGAAAAAGCAGAACAGGAAGGCCTAAAAGCTGTTACAGAGCAAGGTGCATTACCTATATTAGAAAAGATAGATCAAGCTGGTGGACCAACGACTATAGCTGAAAAGTCTGCTTATAATGCTGCAAATAGAATAGCTGTAACTGAAATACAAAACGAAGCAGAGCTTGAAATAACTAGAATTATGGAACAGGCAGAAGTAAATGTCACTCCATTTACCCAGGTAAAAAAGCAGTTAAACAGTGTTGCTGATGGCTTCTCTGCAAGTCTATCAAGCATTGATCCGGTGGCGGCTGGTCAATTAAGAAGCAATTTACAAACAACTGTCGAAAAATCATCTATAACTTATTCTTCTTGGTACACAAAGAAACAAGCATCATTAGCGGCTGATAGACGTACAACAACAGGCAAAAACGATGCTGCTTTAATTATTAAAAACATTCCAGCAATATTTGGGGCAGATCCGGACACTGGCAATCTTGATGCGGAGATAGATTTAAAAGCGCAAGATTATGTGCAAAATC